TTTGGCTTGACGTAATCTAGGAGCTGACGATCAGACTGGAGTCTCTTTTCCGAAACTTCGTTTGCCGCGTCGTTGAACGTAGCTCCGTAGCTCTTTTTCATCTCAGCAAAGACCTGAGACGTCGTTTTCTCGATACTAGATGGCGTCGGCAAATCGTCTGGCTTCTTTACCCAAAGCAGATAGCCAAGACCGGCCACAATGAGCCAAGGTAGGTACTTGTTGAGATCCCCCGACGTTTTCTCAGTCATCGCGATCGTCTCCCCAGTCGACTGGTTCAAGTGCCGATGCAACGACCGATGGTTCCTCGACGTTGTTTTCCTTCCACCACTTCCACAGAAGCATCGCGATTTGCAGCAGCAGCAGGATCGTTGCTGGATCGAGGCCACGGACTCGGCAATCCGCATCAAAGATAAGTTTCGCTTCGTCGCCATTGCCGTGAGACGCGATCCATGCATCTCTGGCAATGTGACGAGCGAGAAGACGCTGCCGGAGGTTAAGCACTTGGCACATCCTTTGGCGATGTACCACGAAGAGAATCTCCGACGATCCAAGCACCAATGAGCATTATCAGATTGGTCAATTGGTCTTCTGGGATCGGCAGCTTGTCCTTAAGCACAACCGCTGCAACGCCTGCAACTGCGGCCCAGAATCGCTTGGATTTTACGAGGTCAGATATCACTGATCACCTCCCCTCTTTGGCTTGAGTACGGTTAGTCACCTTTGGTGATGCTACCGAGCTAGCCAGCAGGTTCAGAGATGCGGATTTGTGCTGCTTCCGACAAACAGACCAAAACTATCCAATTCGACTCGATTTGACGTTCACTATTTTCGATGCCTCAAGCCATGTCTCGATCTGAATTCGTGTCCAGTACGATCGTCGAGCATGAATCAGAAACGGTGCTGGCAGAGATTCATTTCGAGTCCACGCGTGAATGGTTCTTGTGCTTACACCCAATTCCGCTGCAAGTTCCTTTGCACCTAGCAGCTTTGCTTGCCGGTTTAATTGTTCGTCGTTCACGCTCAGACTCCTTTGCTCGTTCCTGTTCCTGCCTCGCCAGTCGTGCAGTGAGAATGATCAGCTGCATCTCGTTCGACTGTTCAATCGTTCCTGGCCGTCGCTCATCGTTCGGATGATGCAGTTCCTCGCCAGCCTCAAGCCTCGCAGTCATCACCTCGATCTTTTCGGCGGTCCCAGGCTTCGCCGCGGTCGCCATCTTCGGAGGCAACCCGATCCAGTCCTCATCGTGGGACTTGTTTTTGATTTCCTCAAACACGTTTTTGTGCCGGAATTGCTTCATCGTTCACCTCCGTGATTGTGATCTCCAAGTGCGGTTGCTCATCGCCTGCCGCAATCATTTTCAACACCTCCAGCGAGACGACTTGAGAATCATCTCTCCAGACCAATTCATTCATCGCGTCGAGCACAAGCTTGGCGACATTGTCACCGTCAGGCTTGCTCGGCTTCCACTCACGCGGCATCGCTCGTTTCTTCCAGACTCGGCTTGCTGGCCGAGGGAACACGGCAACCACTCGCAGGCTAACCGGACCAGTCAGCACCGGACCAACGAACACCTGAGCCACTGCCAGCTTGATCGTTGCTTTCGTTGCGTTGGCTGGCGAGTTGGTCGGCGTGTAGTTCCGAGCGATCGCTCGACCACCGAGTTGCATCACCCGCGTCCGTTGCCGAGGCTGAGCCACTGGCACCACTGGCACATAAACCTGGATCACTCCGTCACCTCCACGCCAAACGGTACACCTGGTATGCCTCGAAAACCTTGCTCACTCATTTCCTATTCCTTCCTAATTTTCAACATTGCGTCGGCTTGTTGATACGACCACACAGCAATCTCTGTTTCGCCGTGATCCAGATGCACTTGCTCAATCGACAGCATTGCTTGCATCGCTTTCGCCGCAAAATAATCACGGAGACTCATGCCGGGATCAAACCGATGGCCGCAAACTAAATCAGTCTCAACGAATGGAAACGCTGGTCCGCCATCTTCTTGCTCACTCATTTCTTCCTCCACATCGCATAAGAAATCAAACCACCACCAGCCACTGCAAACGGAAACCACCACGGAATCGCCGATTCCACTAGGTAGCGAAATTCAAATAGACTCATTGGCTTTCCTTTGCAATTCGGAATATGGTAAATTCAACATATCACCGTGATATGCGGAGTTCCGCATACTATTTGTTATGCGGACTTGTAGAACGCCAACTGCTGCCCGATGCCACGACTAGCCACCGGCTTGACTACTTTCACTCCGAACATCTGAAGAATCGCCCCCAGCGGTTCGCAATACTTCGCGCCGGCGTGCAGCTCCACAGCCACGCTCGACAACTTTGGCGCGCCGAACTCGTACCACAACTCCGACATCAATTGATTGGCTACGCCAAGGTGCCATTCGGCAACTTCGATTCCTGATAGATCGCTGATCGTCTTGTCGTAGGCTCGAACCTGCACCGATGGTTTCAGTAATCCGCACTTCGCGGAGAGGATGTACCACGGCAAGCCACGGCTTTCGACGTGATCAACACGCTTGGAAAACAAATCGCTGACGTACAAATCCCTTGCCGCCGCGTATCCGCTTGGGTGGCTGACCGCCTTGGTTTTGCTGCACCCGACTAACGCTATCGTGATCATAAGCCGCCTAACAAAATGATGAATCGAAGCCGCCGATAGTGTCTTTCGTGATGGCGAGCCGTATCGGCGGCGGCTCGATTATCATTAGCGTTATGTTGACCTATGTAGATACTTTTCTCTTAGGCCATAGCTACTCTTGCTGGTCTTGTCTTTGTAGTTGCCTTCGTGGTCGCGATACATTTGCACATCCGGCACGAACGTGTAAACAAATCCTCCATCGCTGTAGTCAACATCTACTACAGTGCCCTCAACACCTACAGCCAGATTTTTCTCTGATCCCGACCAGCCACCTTCGCATTTGATTTTCTTGACAATGATAGCACGCTCCCCTTTTTTGATTGGAGAAAATCGCATTAGCAGTGCCTCGCTCTGTTCGACCAGTTTGACTAGGTAATAGTCCAATGGACCCCTAGCGAAAATCTCCTGAGCTTGCTGAATATGCTTCACTCCAGCCTTCATTCTCTCGACGAAATCCGGCAACATAACAACGGATTCCACCGAAGCCTCATTAACGTCTGTTTTCATGGTTTACCTTTCTTATTCGGCTCGGTGAATCCGAGCGTTCGGTGGACCTATTCGTGGTGATCTACCGACGCCTGTAACTTGTACGTCACTCCGTCCACCTCAACTAGTAGCTCCGCACCGCTATAACTTCCTTCACCTGCCAGCCCCACATCGGCACCTGAGTCCTTCAGCAATGGTCGAACAGTGTTCTTCAGGAATCCAAGTGCAAGAAACTTTTCCCCCCTTCGCTTGTCTTGTAGCTCAAAGTCTCGCTTCCGTTCTTCCGCTGTCCGTCGATCTTCGTACATTCCAAACATGGTAAATTCCTTAAAGGCCACCGAACAATGGGATGAACCGAAGCGGTAGCAACGTCGGTTCAAATGGTTAATCTTCTCTCACCGCTCGGTTATCCCGAGCGTTATGCCGATCTACTGCTCTTCTCGATATTCATAAACGCCTCGACGATGCACTCCGCACACCCTCCGACTTTGGCCGCTCATGTCGAGATAACCACATTCCTCTTTTGTGTCGTATCGCGAAATAAACACTTCGTGACACCTTGAGCAACGAGGTTGCTTCATTTTTTGACCCTTCGCGTTGTGCCAATACCAATCGCTTCCAGTATCGCCACAGTCGCGGCATCGCATAACAAACGGTTGCATCGAAGCCGGACTTGCGGCGTTATTTGACATGGTTAATCTTTCCTTTCCGGCTCGATGAACCGTAGCGTTCGTCTCACCCACCATACCTACGCCAAACACCGTCCTCGTCCAGTTGCGCCCAGCTTCCGTTTCCGAAATTTGGCCCACCATCAAACTCTCTACCGTCTGATCGCTTAGGTGGCATAGTCGCTGGACGTTTGCCGCGACCGTTGTACGTTGTCCTACTTTCGTTCGCGTCCTCAAGCGTTCCTGATCCTCCACAAATCGGGCAGTCATACGTTCCAGCATCGAACCCCATTTTGACAATCGGGTGATCAGTTCCGTATGTCACTTTGCCCGCACCGTCGCATTCGCTGCATTTAACCTCGACGATTGGCGGCTCTGGCTTTTGCGATACATTGCAACCAACAAACACGCACGCAAACAAAGCAACATACACTGCGTATTTCTTTGTCATAACCCACTCTCCTAAACGACGAACAATTGGATGCACCAAAGCCCCCGATGGTGCGTTACTGAATAAAAGGATCACTGCGGGGGCTTGGTGATCCTGGGGTTCGGCATACTTACCGATCCCACGTTGGAATCATCTCTGCCGCCATCAAATACAGCTCGCGGAACAACGCTCCAATTGCTTCCGCTTGCTCTGAAGAACAAAAGTGAATCATGCAATCGTCCTGGATGTCGAAATGCCAATTCGAACATCCATCCCACTTAACCGACCCATACAGAAATCTCGCTGCTTCTACCATGTCTGCTGTCGGGTCTGGGCTTCTTCCGCTTGGAAGCTGCCAAAGCAGCGTTGGCTCTCGCGACAGAATTTCGAACACCTCGAAATCGCAATGATATTCCGACGGCTTCGCAACCACCGTAAAATCTATGCCTGTAAGATGCCGAACAATTGGATGCATCGAAGCGGCATCCACGCTTTCATTTTTGCTCATAGTTTTTCCTTTGCCGCTCGATGATCCATTGCGTTATCAGGACTATTCCAGCTCTGGAAACAGTCCGTCATAGGTCAGCGTCAACTCGCAATCATCCACCGGCAAATGATCCCAATGCGGTGCAACCTTGAACAGAACGCTTATGACTCTTCCGGCGCATGTCTCACCGTCCACAGCTTTGAGTCCTCCTGGAGTTCGCATCGTTTGTTCCATATCGTCCAAAACTGAATCGACGACTTCGCACAATTCGTCATGGTACATGCTTTCGGCATCTTCTTTCGACAAACGCAATGTAACGCACACCGGAACTTTGACCTGAATTTCGTAAATCTCATCGCTCATAATAAAAGCCTGATAACAACCCCATGCACCCAAGCGGCTAGGTGCTTAAATTAAATTCACCCGCCGCTGGGTGATGTAACAAAAAGTACCCTGTTTTTATTTCATTCCCGATCAGGAAAACAATCTTCAAACTTCGACCGTCACCACGCTTATAACACCGAGCGGGATTTACAACGTGAACTTGACTCTGCCAGCAGCAAACTCAATATCCAGTTCGTCATTCCATTCCCGCAACGCTTGCTCCTCGGTCATCTCGCCGAGCTGCACCGCAGCACGACGCCGTAACCAGCTCGGCCAAAGCTTGTTCGACTTCACGGCGTCCATCACCTGTGGCGTTGATTCATGCTCTTCATGCTCACGCCTGGCCTGCATTACCGCATCACGCATCTTCGCGTCCGAACGCAAACGCATTGCGTTGGACACGATGCACTGCGGAATGAGTTCACGTTCGTAAGCCTTGGGAGCATCCACGCTGCCGTTGAACCACAGACCAATGACGCGTTCCACCTCGCCACGTTCCAACCGCGTCAACGACTTGGCCCACAGCTCAAGCGTCTTCTCAGGCTGAGGTGACTTGTGAACCATCCAGTCCGCCACATCTGGCAAGGCTGGAAAAACCTCGTCCTTGATGACCCGCTTTGCTTCGTCAATCGTCATGGTCATTTGCAAAATTCCTTAATGGCCTCAGATTTCGACTTAGACGCACTCCGAGCTGTTGACCCGACCGAACGTGCTTGGAAGTCGTTGCCGCTGTCTAAAAGCGTCTTAGCCCCCTTCATGACCGAGAACTCGAGATCGGCCTTGCCCTTCGCCTCGCCACGTCGCAGCACCTCCATCAGCGTCGCGTCCTGGGTCGTCTCTGGCATCTGACGGCCAGTCACCGCGAAGACCGTCTTGAGGAACCGCTCCCACGGATCGACCACCCATTCGGGGATGTCTTTCCTTGGAACGTTTTCCTCCGTGTGTGTGTGTGTAATACTCTTCTCTTCTCTTCTCTTCTCTGGTAACGCTTTGAGCGTTACATCTGTAACGCTGCGAGCGTTACGGTGTTTCGTGACTCTTTGCTGCGTTTTCGCACGCTTTTTAGCGGTTGAGCCGTTGTGCTCGACGAAATTTGGGAACGTGATCTGGTAGTTTTCGCCAGTCAGCCAGCCCACGTTTCGCATCGATGACGCGAACCCTGTTACACCAGTGAAACGGTCGAGCGTTACATCTGTAACGCTCACAGCGTTACCGTCTGCGGTGTTTTGGTCGGCCCACGTCCACAGTTTCCAGAGGCACCCAACGACGTGCAACTCCGACATTTCGAGCTGCGAAGCGATCTGGATCACCCGCCAGTCCGTGTCGAGATTGCAACGCATCTTAATCCAATCTCCGGCCATCCGTGGACTCCTTGGCAAAACTGAATTGCTCAAACTTGTTACGCATATATCGCTCGATGTGACGTTCACGTCGTTCGTTATTATGTGCCCTGCATTCAATCCAGCAGTTCTCAACGCTTAGCTGGCCGCCTTCGCATTTGGGAATGATGTGACCAGCTTCAATTTCATCCGAGCACGGCCCAACTCCTCTTCCGTTCCAAAAACATCGCCACCCATGAGCAAACGCAATATCGACTTTGATTTGCATGTCCTTGCTTTTGCGTAACCGTAACGCAGCGGTTTCGATTTCGTCCACCGTATATGGGAAGTACGATTCATCGAAAATGTCCAGGAACTCAATCATTACGCGCCTCGCCGCCTCTTTTCGCTGGTCTGACGTCGGACGATCTCCGGCACCAAGACACGCTTTTTTTATCGCCATGCTTAAACGCAATTCGTCAACGTTCATAATGCCAACAACCCTCCTATATCACTAAACAAGCAAACCCTGACCGGACTTTCTTTCATTCACTGTAAGCCCCATTAGCCGAGTCTCTCCAAGCCAAACTTGGCTTTCCCTGCGATCGATACCAACTCCGCTTCTTCCGTTCTTGATCGCCATAGCCACCGTAGTTCCAGATCCGCTGAACGGGTCAAGCACGCATCCACCAGCTGGACAAAACGTCTTTATAAAGAACTCTGCTAGCCATTCAGGAAATGGTGCCTCGTTTTGAGTGGCATCCTTCCAACCCATTTGACCGGCACCCACTTTTCCAGAAACAACATTACCTGGATTAACAAACTCAGGATCAATGTAAATCAGTTCTTTTCGGCTTCCATCCTTGTGCCGATTAGTCGCCGCCCTTGGCTTGTCATTGACAGGCTTTGATCCAGTCTCCGAAATATCAAACCAAGGTAGCTTTCCGTTTTTGGTGGCACATATAATTGGCTCCCAATCGTTTCTGAGCCAATCCGGCCCACCGCTTCCAGGTATGCCTTGACGCTGATAGACAATCGGCTTTCGGAGCTTAGCACCGCGCCTTTGCAACTCAGCTCCTAGCAGGAATGGAGTATACGAATACGAGTAATCCTCCTGGCGACCTTCGCACACCCAAGCGACCAAACCTTTTGAAACCCTCAAGCATTCCATGAAACAATCAGCAGCCCACTCAACCCAATCTTCACCTTCAAGGCTAAACTCAACCTCGGCATAGGATCTTTGCGATTCATACGGTGGAGAACAAAACACCAAATCAAACTCGTCGTCCTCGTAATCAAGGCAAAGGCAATCCCCATGAAGAAATTGCCATCGCAAATCACCTTTGCGGCCTTCAGCAAAATCAACTTCGACCTCCTCGTTCATTTGCCGGCGCTTTTTCTCGGCTCGGAGTTGGCGAACTGTAGCGTTTGTTTCAACCGCCCACTCCAGCAATTCGACCTTATCCTCTCGGCCTGCTACTTCCTTGTGGTGATGAAACGAAAGTTCTTTTCTACGTAGAAAACTTTCAACGCTCGAACCAACATGCTTTGCTATGGCTGCCGTTTGGTACTCGATCCCAAACCGCTTGCATGCTTCATCAAGCTTGCCTTCTGGAAGATATTGCCGCTTTGGATCAGCACCTGCCAAAAGCCAGTCGCCGATCATCCACATCAAGCTCTTTGAGCTTTTCGCAAGTTCACTCCCCAGCTCATCCCATTGCTCTTTTGTAAAATCACCATTGAAAACAATCCCAGTGTCCGTGAGAGTGAACCAACTACTTGACGCAATAATGTCCATTTAAATGCCGTCCGTTTTAAAGAGGGAAAAAATCTTGCTCACTAGGCTTAACCATCTTCAACTCTTCAGCGTTCATGAACGCCTTGATCGCCCGCTGGCAACGGCGATATAGGTCGATACGATCCGCGTAACTGTTCTTTAATCCCGCGGAAAGACAGAGATCACGAAACACAATAATTGCTCGCTCTTTGATTGGATCAAAATTGTCATCTACACCGTTGATGAACAGCGATAGACATCGATGCCATGCAGACGTTGGACAATGAGGAAACGCCCGCACGAATGCGGCTAGCACAGCGGCTTTTGACAGGCTTTTTTTGATGGCAATACCTCGAACCGCTAAAAACGCATCCTTTCGCGATTCAACAAAATCAAGCACAGACTGCTCTGACGTTGACGACGAGTGAGCAATTGAAAAAGGTGCCTCCATTGCTACGTATGCAATCGAAACATCGTTTTTACTAACATCCAACCCAGCGAGTTTTGCATTGTCTTGGATCCGGCGACCGCCTCCTCTGTCAACATACGCCAAGGCTGACGAAGGCAATCCAGTCGTCACCATCATCCATGCTCCAATGCCTTCCTCGGCAATCGCCGTAAGTCGATGCTGACCGTCTTTGAGATCACCGTTGCAGTTAAACGCTATCCCTTGATGTGTCGCGTAAAACCTGTTGTTTTTCAAGTCGTCACGCAATTTCTTAACCCGGTGTCTTCTTACCGATCGGTTGTTGCTGTTTTTCTCCAACCATTGCGTTGCCATCTCTGGCGTAACAAAAACCATCTCCGACTTTAGTTTTGGTTTATCAGTTGTTTGCATAACATCTCTCCAGTTTTGAAACTCACCCCATCACCTCTCGCATCCTGCGTTTCACATGTTCCGGCATCCGATCCGGCCCGACCATCTTTCGCAGCTCGGCCCAAGCGTGCCGCACTGCTTCTCGTTCCTTCGCTTCGCCATCGATCGTCATGATCGCGACCCGTTCCTCAAACCACTCGATGCAATCCGCTTCGCTCACAACGCATGTCCTCCAGCAGGTCACAAGCTCGACAACGCATCGTCAAAATCTTCGCTCCGCATCTACCACATCGATGTTGGTTTTTCTCAACGAACCCACGCCGGATTTGACGTGCCAGCGTCATGTAGTAATCACGGCACTTGTTCCGTCCGATGTGCAGGTAATCGTTTCGATTGTTCGACCACCAGCGAGAGAACATCTCGCCAGCGGTTTCAATAGGATCTCTCGACGAGTACAGCATCGCGTCCATGAGTTCATCGATCGCCTTGTCCGTAAAGTTCACCCTACTAGCCATAGCATCACCATCACCGCAAGGAACACCGAAACCACCAACACCACTTCCGTGACCGGCCAGCGGTCCCAATCAACTTCCTTTTCCATCGTCCTAGCCCTCCTCAATACCGACGGCAGGATTTGAACCTGCTACTCCGGAACGTCTGGTGAGTTACCTCAGTCCGGTGTGTTTCCTGGAATACACCACGTCGGTCACAATCACCGGCTCTGCACTACCGGGAATTGTGCGTACACTTCTTCAATCCTTCGCGTCTGCTGCTCGCAGACCTCGTCCACCTTCTTCAGCTCTCGCCACAGTGCGACGAGTGCCATCTGTTCTCTGGTCAGCGTCTCCAATCGACTCGTTGCCAACGACTCCGCAATCCGCCTAGCGTCATGCGGCGTAATCGGTGCAATCAGTCCGTACCGTTTGGATGTTGGGTAGATCATTGGTACACCTTGTACGTTTGAGCCAGCTTGCCTGTGTGATTGCAGATGCGTTGATCGTGCTGGTAAATCACCAGCTTCGACACCAACGCACTCGCACGCTTTCGGATCGATTCGTGATTGAGTGCACCGTTCCGAACCGCTCTGGCTGCAACCTCGTTTGCCGTCGCCTCGCCCAGCTCCAGCAGGCAGTCGATGAACGTCTGCTCCATCATTCCAAGCTTCGGACCAATTTCCTCGGCAGCGATCTGCGAGGTAATCGGATCGCTCGCACGAGCCTCCATCAAATCTAGGAGTGTTGTCATTTCCTGGCCCCTGTTAGTTTTTCATACTGGTTTTTCAAACTGTGCCATGTGCGACCATACTTCCTGCAAAGCTTTTCGTATGTTTTCTTACGAGGACCACCTTGGCAGGAAACATCACTTAAAAGCTGCTTGCTGTCTTCGCTGTCCCAAACGGAAAAATGATTTCGCAAGCGATCAATCTTTGCTTTCGCTTGAATCGGTTTTTCAGTAGCTTCCACTTGCAGATTGCAATGACCGCCGATCTTCACGCAGTACTGCTGCACATCTAGCGGCCAAGAGCGAAACGTATCAACCGCTTGCATCATCTCTTCAAAGGTCATCGCTACACCTCGACAGCTTCTTCCGCGACCCGTTCAGCAGGCAGCGGAGCGGCGTTCTTAATCAGGTTGCCGACGCGACGAGGTGCAGCGGTGTTGATCACCTCGCCTTCGACCGTGTCGGAAACTTCCTCCGAGGTATGGAGACCCATCGCCAACTCAGGTGCATAGGCTCGAATGAACCAACCCGCAGCTCGGTAGCGAAGCATCTGTTCCGGCATCGTCTGCCACTTGGAACCCTGCTTTCCGTACCATCCTTCCTTCTTCGCCAGTCCGACGGTGATCTCGCTTCCTTCGAGCATCTCGCCAGTGCACAGCTCGACGGCACAAGCGATGCAACCATGCGTATCGGTGCCAGGTTGTCCGGTCCATCGGTAGCGGATCGCAGAGAACTTGCCGCAACTGTTGAACGTCGCAATCAAAAACTGACTCGACCAACTCGGCCTCCCGTGCACGATGTACAGATTCTGCATCACCATCAGCGGATCGGCACCCATCCGGTTCGACATGTTCAAAGCAACAACGCAGTTGGCGATGTTGTTTTGAAACTCCTTCGGCACCAGCGTTGAGGACGACAGCAGCTTTGCCGCTCGCTGCGTCAGCATGAAACTCTTTTCGCTTCCAAAACCGATGGAAACATCATCAGCACTCACCAACTCTTTTTCAATTACAACACTCATCAAACTATTCCTCCAAGGCAAAAACATGCTTGTCGTACCAACGCGGCAAGCTCAGATTCACAACACCACTCGACCAATTTGCAATCCAGTCATCCGTTGCTAGACGCGACTTGTATTCAACGAGCAACTGCTCGATCTCATCGAACCCAATTGCAAGTGACTGATCGTCCAGCTCGTACACTGCCGACTCATACGGTGCAGCAGTGTTGACGACGAAGAAGAAAAACCGGAAATCATCTCCGTACTTTTCGCGGCATGCGAGCTTGTAAAACGCGGCCTGCCTCGCATAACCAAACGCACCGACGCTCTTACAAAAGGCACCTGGCGACGCGTCCCTAGTCGTCTTGATGTCAATAATGATCTGCGACTCTGGCAGCACCATGTCCGGCTTGCATTTGCATGGAACACCGAGCCAGTCAAACATAATCGGCACCTCAATCACCGCATCCCGAGGCAACTCGTTGATGTAGTAGCGTCCAATGTCGTGATTGCTCAGCGACTCGACGCACTCACAAGCTTGCTGGTACAGATCGCCGTCGACGAGCTGCTTGCCCGCTGCCTCGGCCTGGAACTCAGCCCACGCAATCTTCCCGTCCGTTGTGCGACGATCGCACTTTGGAACCACCGCGTAACGACTGCTAAATGTGTTCGGTTCCAACGCCAGCGAGTGCACCAGCTCGCCCAATGCCATCGATGAGGATTGCTCTTTGACAATTGTCTCTGTGACGAACGTCTGCAAAAACTCTTGCGGACTCCGCTTCAAAACCGACAGCATTGAGTTGCTAATCCTCGACGTGTCGGCGTGATAACTATCGTTTTCGACTCCCATCTCTCCCTCCCATCCAAAACAAAAACCGCACAAACTCACACAGCACTTGCCATCTGTTCTCACGATCGCGTCGATTCATCGCGGCAGCGATCACGTAGATCCGCTCAGGATGCAGACGAAACGCCTGCGTCTCAGTCACCAGCCAATACACCTGGTCGCATGTTTCGTGGTTCCAGATCCAATACAGTCCGCAACGCATCCACGCGGGACGGACGTTGAGCAGATTGAGCTTCAAGAACTCAGCCTCCAACCAGTAAAAGTCGATGTGATCAAGAGCGATCGATCCCTTGCCCCCGCAGTAGCAACAATCGTCGGCAAGTTGCCCGCGACGCTCGCACCACTCGCAATCGATCACCTCGATAACGTCATCGATGAAGCGTTCGATGCAGCGATCAATTGCAGCTTCAGTTGTCATCGGTCGATTCCTTTCCGTGTTTGATGGCTGCGTAGATTTCCTCTCTGTGAACAGGAATGTCTCTCGGAGCGGTGATGCCAAGCCTCAGCTTGCCGCCAGAAGAAGTGACGACCTGAACAATGATGTCGTCGCCGATGCGAATCGATTCGCCAACGTCGCGTGCTAAAACGAGCATGCGTAAATTCCTTTCGGTGCATCCATTGCCAAAAACTAGGCAGGCACCACTAAGCCAATAAAGTGGCTAGTCGATCGAGACTCGATCAACAAGCCGTCGTATACCGTCACCACTGCTTGCGTGCTACGGCTTGCAGTGATGAATTAAGATATTACCGATTTCGGTAAACTGTGCAACATGACTTGACTATTTTTTCTGCCCTATTCGTGTGCGACCTTGCTTTCCAGTAGGCGAGCTTCTGAGTTTTTCCAATTGATTTGCAGGAATAACCCAAGCCCTCTCGCCAAATTTTTCCCCTCGAATTTTTTTGTTTCGGAGCAGTTGACGCACGTAACTGACAGTAACTCCGGCCAGTTCTGCGGCTTGCGTGACGGTGTAGTAGTTATTTTGTAGCATTTTGATCATTTTGCGATTATAGTTTGCCTGTATAGGTAATTCAATGCACAAAAAGAAACGCGATCGAGTGGCACATGACTCGACAACGTAGAGCCAATACCGATCACGTTTTTTAGCGGAGAGGACAGGAATGGATGATGCTAGCTCGTCCGATAGCCAATCCGCCACAACGCCCTAGCAATGTCTGTGGCGGTTTCCTCGATGGCACTTTCGTCCAAGTCCCAATGGCATGCGTGAAGCATCTCGTGAATCAATGTGTCTAGCTCAACCTCGCCGCGGAGCGTGCTGCGGACGGTGATGGTCTTCGTGGCTGGATCGCAGAGTCCGTCGTTGCCTGGTCCAGGGTTGCCGCGGTGTAGCGTCCAGTATCGTCCGCGAAGTCGCATTCGCATTATGCACCTCGCAGACGTAAAGCTTCCGTGAGTCGTTTAATGTCGTCTGTCGATGCGTATTGAACAATAATCTCAATTGCGAAGTTAACCTTGTCTGGAATCCTCTGCCCTTTGGGTTGCTTGGTAGACCATAACTCTAGATTCTCAATCCGGTTGTCTCCTCGATCTCCGTTTATGTGATGCACGTTTTCGTTTTGAGTTAACGGCCTTTCAAGATGATTTTCCATAACCACCAAATGCTCGTAGACATACCCTCTGCAATTGGCTCTGGAGTGATCTGGCTTGAGCAATCGAATATACCCATTATCAATCGACTTGCCGCCTTTCCAGTTGAATCGCCTATCGCCACGTCGGCTTCTGGCCTGTTCCGCAGCAAAGCAACCGCAACTACTAGTCCATCCTGTTTGGAGTTTATGTGCAGTGGTCTTTGTCTCTCCTCCACATTCGCATTTGCAATGCCACCTCCATGCGTTGTTCACCCGAACTTTTTCAACAACAGTTAACCGTCCAAACCTTTTCCCGATGATCATGTTATCGGGAGTTGGCCTTGCTTTCTTACGCCGTTCTAACTTCACCATTTTTAGCAATCCTCATATTCCTGACATTGAATGTCTTGTCTTTAGATATTTCCACTAAAGCAAATCCGTGATTCCATCGATTTATTTTCGCGTACTCTGGTACTAAATCGCAGAGGCAACCAGTGGACCATATAAATTGTTCCGAGTGCCACATGTCAGTATCTGCGTGTGATGATGTCTGGTGCGAGTGTCCAACCAAGACAGTATGATGCGTTCTCAGGAACGCTCCCCTTGCAGGGTTCACAGGCGAAAAAATAGATCGCCCTAGCTCGTGGCCGTGGAGTACTGGTAACTTGCCCAGCATGATTGGCCGCTGGTCGCCGATCACTTCGATCCCAAACTGCTTGGCCTTGACCAGTTCGTCGATGCGGACGTTGGCGAGGTCGTAGATTTCGGGTGCTCGGTTCCAGATAAAATGGTCCCAGCGTTCTTCGTGATTGCCGAGTTTGAAGACGATGCGTGCCTTTGGGAACTCGTGGCGAATCCATTCGAGGCCGGAGATCACTAGCTTCAACTCCTCGCTGAACCGTCGATGGTGCGGATCGCGTTGGTGACGTGACACCTGGTAGAAGTCGGCGAAGTCGCCGTTGATCAATAGGCAGTCGGGTGATTGCTTTTTGAGTTCCTTGACCGCAGCGGAGAACGCGATCTCGTCATGGTATGGGATGTGAACGTCGCTGATGATTCCAACACGTTTGGCATCGATCTGAAACGGTTCCCATGCCGTTGATAGGCTCGGTGGCATTTTGGGAACTTGACCGGCAGTTCCCTTTGGTCTGGGTTGTGTTGCGTGTTTTTTCTTGGCAGATCCGTGGGCACCGCGAATTGATCGAATGGTGCTGCGAGCTGTTTCGATGGTCGCGAAGCTGTTTGGTCGTTCGGCCTTGGCTCGCTTGGCTAGGCCAAGATTGCTTGCTTCTGGAAACTTTTTACAGAGTTCCTCCAGGTAAAGACGAGCTGACGTGTGAGGCGGTCTAGGTCGTTTTTCTGTCATCTCAGTCCGTCCGTGTTTAGGTGTCGAGTGCTAAAAACCGTCTCCAACGCTTTGCCATTGCGTCCGCTGTGTACTCGCTGAGATCGATGGTGCATGCTGCAGCCTTTTCTATAGCATGTGCTATAGCCGATGCGTCCGAGTCCACATCGAGGATCGAAGGACCGAAGTCTCCGTGACGCTCTGCCAGATCGTTGATGATTCCTAGATTGGTCGAGACGACTGGCAATCCAAAGTGCATCGCTTCAACGACGGACAGCCCGAATCCCTCGCTCGATGGAACAGTCGCGAAGACGTCGATGGCGTTGAGGAAGTCGCCGATGTGCTGGATGGGTTCAAGCATGCGAACGCGATCACTGACTCCAAGATCGTCTGCGATCTGTCGCACTCGCTTGGCATGCTTGGTGAGCCAACCGCAAAGGACTAAATACGCTCCATCCATCTTCGCAATGGCTTGAACTAACAGCTCGCAGCGTTTCTCGGTGGCGATGCGTCCGGTGTAGCCAACGACAAAGGCATCCTGCGGGATCTCGCAACGTAGACGCATTTCCTCGCGACTTATTGTCGGAATGAGTCGCTCGGTTTCGATTCCGTTCTCGATGGTTTCGCATGGTCGGCCTGTCCATCGAGTGACGTGCTCAGAGACAACCCTGGAAACACCCACCAGACGCCGGCAGACGCCGTGGGAACTCATGACCCAGTCGCGTGTCCAGTCGCAGTAACCGTGAGCCAGAAGTATCAAATCGGAGTCCAGGATCGGTGCTGCCTTTGGTACGCAGCTCATGACGATTGGAACGCCATGCTTTGCCGCATCGAGTAATCGGACGCGAGGGGACATTTTCAGCAGCGTCTCGGCCACGGACTCGTCGGCAATGTTGCCATGAACAACGGTTCCAAAAGATCGCAAACGGCGAGCCATCGAAATCGACCAGCACTCAAGCCCACCGAAGTGGATCGGTTGCCAAAATGCAATCTCGGATCGCCAGAGACGGAGTGCCTCGCTGACGGTGATCTGCGGGTATCGTTTGCGTTCATTGTCAAGCTTTGCGTTGACCTCGTTATGGACATCGATGGTCCATTTGAAGAAGTCGTCGGGAGTCTCGAATCGTGGCGGCGTTCGCTCCTTGATCTGACGATAACCTTCCTCGCACTTGCAATAGCGAGGAATTGTGCGTTCCCATTTCTCAAGCCATTCGGGATCGTTGCCGCGGTAGCGATGGAGGTGAAACCAAGGATTCTGAGCAAACCAGGCGAACGCTCGATTCTGTTGCTGCACGATCGGTTTTGGTTCCGAGGATCGTGTCTCTGGGCTCTCAAAGTGTACGCCAACTCGCATGGCAGCCTGTTAGGTGTTGAGGGTGACGACGACCGTGGGGAATGGTATGCAAACCTCGTCGGTCGGCTCAATCTGCTTGGTAAAGCTAACGGCGAACGTGTAGCTGTCGACGGTCGCAACCTTCATTTGATAGACAGGAACAATGGGATCGGCACCGGAGAAGTAGCAATCGATGCAGTCCCACCAATTGCATTCGTTCTGCTCGTCTTCAGGTGGACCAGGATAAATCGGGTTGTCGCATGCGTCGCAATCCTGGACCCATCGGCCTGGTGCGTAGTTCTCCCAAAAGAGATTGTGGCAAGCCGTCGTTTTGATGAGGAACGGATTGCTGACGACGTTGAACGTCTCCATGATTCCGTCCTCGGTGAACCTGGATTCCGAGTGCGTGCGATCGGTTTCGCGTGGCTCGCAAGAGCATGGGTATCCGCCGCTGAACTTGGCACAGACATCGCACTCGATGCCGATGTTGAAGCAGAATTGACAATTGTAGAGATAACCGATGCTGCGAATCGTCCCGCCAGTCACCGGATCAAGGCTTGCTCCGATTGGATAGAAACACAGTGAGTCGACGCCCTCGATGCACGTTTCAAAGTTGCATTCGTTGACGTCTGCATCGGTAAAGGTGATCGTCTCTGGGATGTCCTCAGGTGTATCGTAAACGCGATAACGCAGAAGCCAGTACGTTACCTCTGCACCAAACGTAACATCGGCGGGACAATTGAATGGCGAGTCGTGGTAAGGTTTTGTCGATGTGCATTCCTCGCCTGGTATTTCGACAGGAGGAAATCCGCTGTTGAAGTCGTAGCCTTGGATGTTTTCTTCACAGCAGGAAGATTTGCCGCTCATCGCTGCGGTGCGTGTCATCGACTGCCAAGAGCCAGCACCGTGAGCCGCTCGGACCTCGACGGCACATTCGACAACGTACTTGCACTCGATGGTCCCGCCATACTCGCAAGTCATGTTGCCTTTGTAGATCGATACTTTCGTCTCGCCATAGGCCCAGCGAACTGCAATCCATCGCTGCGTCTTTAGCTCAACAGCACGTTCAACGGTGCCGCAGTTGTAAACGTCGTCGCAAAAGTCGGCAGCACTTGCGTTTGGCTCATCGTAAAAGAAGGTGCAAAAGACGTCGTTTTGCTGGTAGGTTCCAGGCGGATCGAGCACGTACTTTTGCGACTTAATCATCTTCGACGAAACTTGGATCGTTTCGTTGATGGTTCGATCGACGACTAGAAGCGTGTCGCATGTGTAGTAGATGGTGTCGTCGGTCGCTGTTGCGGTGTGGCAGCACCCATTCGAAACAAAAGAAACGGTGTCTGTTTCCGATTCTTTGACGATAGTGACGCTGGTAGCGATCTCGGCAAGTTCTGCGGCATCCATGCAGCACGGCGAACAGTTGCACGAACCGAAGCATCCCATTAGCAGATCTCCACAGCAACCCACTTGGCATCGACTGGGAATATCAACACGATCGCATTCGCAGTGATCGGTGTCGATGTCGGTGCCCATGCGGTGTAGGTGATGGTTCCTGGACTCCAATTGCCGGAGCTGGGGAGCCTGGCCGTAACGGTGCCACTGCTATTGCCGGCGATGCCGAGCGATCCTGCGGTCGCCAGTAGTGGCGTCTCGCATGCAATCACCTTGAGGATGTCAGTTCCGATGTCATCGTAGTCAATCGCGGTAAAGGAACTCCCCTTGGTAAGCTCAAAGGAGTCCACCGCTGGTCCAAGCCTGGTTCCGCATGCGTAGGATGTTCCGTCGGTAAGTGCTCGAAAGATCGGACCAGATTGAGCCACGCCTAGATCACCTGCCTCGACCTCGTAAGGACCATTTAAGAGGAACGGTGCCATCACGGAATTGGTGTAATCAAAGGGTCTGGCAATCTGCAAGTAGTTCTGGCTTCCGATCTCCTGGACGCCGTTGATTTGGATGCAGCCGTAGGGAGGAACTGTATGGCTCGACAGATTGATGAAGTAGATCGGTGGAGCGATCGCCGGTCGCATGTCGGTACTTGCGACATCGATTCCTCGCTCAAAAGCAAGCGTGGCCTGCCAGATTCGGCGAGCACGCTCGGGAGTAAAGGCTCCGATCTCAACGTCTGGCATCGATTAGCCTCGGGTGTCGCATAGGAGAGATACTTTGTAAACCGCTGGAGTGACCGCGGTTCCAGTCGCTGCGTCGTTGCAGGCGATGGACATGCGGCATTCAAGTAGCTTGCCAGCCAGACTGGAGCCAGTGACGGTGAAGTCGTAGTTCGCTGCCGTCAGTGAGTTCATGCTGGTCGCCGACGTTGTAACCAGATCGGAACCAGGCGATCCGGACGAGCCAGCATACGCCTCGAAATCGATGGTGCATGTGGTATCGGCAACGGTTGTCTCCATCTTTGCATTGGCTCGGATTTGGATCGTCTGCCCGTTTTCGAAGTTGGGAGGCACGGGGATCGAGAAGTAAATACGTCGCGTGGTCGCTCCAACGGCCTTTAGATCGCCAGCGGTGATCCGGACAGGGTTGGTGCCCCAGGTGCCAGTTACCAAGCCGAGATCGTCGCTGGCCGCTGCGGAAACGGGATTGGATGCGACCGCGTCCCAGACTCGGAACGCAGAGACTGGAACAACGTACTCGGCGAGAACTCGTTGAGCCATTTTCGTTGGGTCGATGTTCGCGTTCGCTGCGATGTCAACGTCGTTGATCGAGGAATCGGGGAGAAGGATGGTGACGTTTGCGATTGTTGCCATGTTAAAGTAGTCCTAATGCGTTGAAAGGGAGTGAATCGTAGAGCTTGAACTCAAGCCAGTTTGCAATCTGTTCTTCGCCCTCAGCGGGTACGGGAAGTCGATAACCATCCGAGGCTAGAAGTACCTTGCGAGTCATCGGTTCTTTGTTGCCGTCGACAGCTCGAACAATGCGAGTTCCGGCACCTGGCCCGGACAGATCAATCTTTTCGTAGAAGCCTTCATGACGGACGCGAGCGTACCAAGCCTTTTCAGCGGTTGTTCGGTACGGGTAACGGAATCGAATTTGTGCAGTGATTTCCCAGTAACCGCCAATCTCGCCGAAGACATTGGACGCACTGAATTTCATCAATTTTGCGGTTCCGGGAGGCCAGCCCAAAAAGTTGTCCGAGTTTACCGCTCGCCGGTAACGTGCCTGGACATACGGCGAGAAGCTAATCATGTTCCGCTTGATGCTTACCGTCTGGTCTGGGATCAGTGCCTTCACTCCCTCGATCGGTTCACGGTTGACGGTCTGGATTGGCTTGCCGTCGAAGTCCTCATCGATCTCCTCTTCGCTTTCGACGTCGTCCCAGTCGATGCGAGGTGGAGCCATGATTGGATTGTTGGGCTCTTCTGGATCGATGCCAGGTGCGATCTCGCCGTTGTAGTCGATCGTCATCATCCATAGGACGGGAGAAATTCGCTCTAGGGATGCACCATCGGCGTAGACAAATGGAAAGTCTTCGCTGAACGATGATCCGGCAGCGGGAATTCCGGTCGCTTGGTAAATGTCCCATTCGACAGCGTTGGGCGTGCTGGTGATCTGGTAGGCACGCTGAAGCTTGACCGTGAGCTTTCGGAAGTTGTCTTCCAGTCGCACGTCATGAGCGGGCTTTGACCACATTTCGGTGACTTCAAGGGCTGGCATTACTTGATCACCTCAAATTTTACTCTGTCAGAATTTGGCGTTTTCAATGGTTCCAGTTTCTTGATCGCTTCCTCAACCTTTCCAAGTTGCTCAACGGTCAGCTTGGTATTCTCAACGATCTTCTTTTGATCGTCCTCGCGTGGACCGCGACTAAGCAATCGCGATTCAAAAGCCGCGTTGCTGGTCTGCTCG